GGACGCTTTTGGCGTGGGTGACCCATATGGTGGATGGTACCGCCTCCCTGGCTTGAACAGGGGACCTCTGGATCCACAATCCAAATTTGGCACATAACACACCCTCACAAGTCCAAACACCCAAAGCAATCTTTTCCCATATATAACAAGGAATTCCTTGCAATGTTAGGCTTTGTGGCTAACTTGGGGTAACGGTGAAAATCACCGGAATCTGTTACCCCTGTGTTACCCCGAAGGACCTTTGGACATGGCAAGAGCACTGACAACGAAGGCGGTCGAGGCCGCAAAGCCGGACCCTGCCAAGCGGCTTGAAGTCCCTGACCCGGCCCTGAGCGGCTTGTATCTCGTCGTGCAGCCGAGCGGCGCGAAAAGCTGGGCTTTGCGGTACCGCTACTTGGGCAAGCCCCGCAAGCTGACCCTCGGGCGATGGCCGATCATGGGCGTTGCCGCTGCGCGCGCCGCCGCGTCCGAGGCGGTCGAGGCGGTAGAGCATGGCAACGATCCGGGCGCGGCAAAGAAAGCTGCGAAGGCCGAGAGAATCGACGCGCAGCTATCGGAGCGCGACACGGTGCGCGCGATGTTCGACCTCTATACCAAGCGACGCCTGACGCAACTCAAGGCCGGTAACACGGTGCAGACGGTCATCAACAAACACGTCATGCCGAAATGGGGCGACCGCCGTATTCAGGACATTGCGCGGCGCGATGTGATCGAACTGCTGGAGGATATTGTCGAGTCCGGGCGCGCGGTTACTGCCAACCGGACCCGCGCATATATGTCAGCGTTCTTTGCGTGGGCGGTCGAGCGTGACGCGATCACCATATCCCCTATCGCCGGGACGAAGCCCCCTGCCCCTGAAAACTCGCGCGAGCGCGTCCTGAGCGACGACGAACTGCGCTGGTTATGGCTGGCGGCGGGCGATATCGGGCAACCCTTCGGGCCATTGGCGCGGCTGCTGATCCTGACTGGCCAGCGGCGCGGCGAGGTGGCGGGCATGACCGAGGCGGAAATCAACGGCGAAACGTGGCATCTGCCAGCGGCGCGGACAAAGAACGGTCGCGCCCATGCCGTGCCGCTCACACAGGCCGCACGGGACGTTCTCGCAGGCGTGGAGCGCATCAAGGGCCGCGATGGCTACATCTTCACCACGACCGGCACAGCGCCCGTGTCCGGCTTCACCAAGGGGCACGCGCGGCTGGTGAGGCGCATGGCGGCGATTGCCGCAGAGGAACGCGGCGAGCCGGTCGAGATCCCGCCTTGGACCTTTCACGATCTACGCCGTACCTGCGCGACCGGGCTTGCGCGGCTGGGCATCCCGGTGCGCGTGACCGAGGCCGTTTTGAACCATGTGAGCGGCAGCGCCGCCGGGATCGTGAGCGTCTATCAACGGCACGACTATGCCGAAGAAAAGCGGGCCGCACTGGACGCATGGGCGCGCCTTGTGGCCGATCTGGTCGAGGGCCGCGCCGACAACGTGGTGCAGATCGAGGGGGCGCGGGCATGAAGCGTTATAAGGCTGTCAGCGCAAAGGATGCACTGGGCGAGGTTTCGCGCGATGTATGGGAGCCGGAGACGCCATCCGAGCGCGCCGAGGCTCTGAACAGGGCGCTAAGCGTTGGCAGTCATCACCCTGACCGACAAATAATTGAAGACGTAACAGAGATGCGCGACCTTGTTGATACCGGTCTGATCGGCATGGGCTGGCCACCATCCGGCGCACGCGTTGCGGTCGCCGAGGATGGCTCATGGCGGGAAATTTCAGACCACGAGGAATTAGCTGAAAGCGAGCTACCCCGCTGGGCTGACATGTGGATCGGCAAGGCCGCAGAGCCGTTAAGCGAGGCTTACTTTCTCGGAAAGATGGCGTTTAGCCTTAAGGTCATCGAAGAAAGCCTTGCAGCGAATGATATGATGACGGTCTCTCGCCATGCCATGCGACTCGGCATGTATCAAACTGAAATCGACATTCGCAAAATTGCTGGTCGATATGCTGAGATTGGGAAAAAGTATTTAACAAGTTCCGAGGAGGGAGCGGCGAAAAGACGGGGAGACTTCAAGGCTGAAACACAAAGCATTCTTTCCGAAATGGCGGATTTAGTTGAACGTGGAAATTCTATCTCCAATGCGGCGCGAATTGTAGCCAAGTACGGCTTGGGCAAAAGCGAAGGTGCTAATAGGGCGATCTGGTACCGCCACAAGAAACCTGTGACACGTCCCTGATCTGTCACAAGGGCAGTGCGTTATTTGTGGTCTATCGTAATGTAACGTGAGGCTACAAAATGGAACATAAACTTATCTCTGCTGCGGCTGTCCGTGATCTTTGCGGTGGCATTTCCGACATGACCCTGTGGCGCTGGATCCATGATCCGGAGTTGGAATTCCCGCACCCGGTCTACATCGGTAAGCGGCGGTATTGGCGTGAGGCCGAGATGGGCGACTGGCTCCAAGCACGAGCAGCCGAGGCGCTCTAAATGGGCCGCGACAAGCGAAACGAGGGGCGTGGCGAGCACTTCGCCCAGATGATCCGCAACACCATGTCCACCCCTGCGTGGCGCGCTCTTTCACCGAGTGCGCAGGCGCTTTACCCTTGGCTCAAGCTGGAATGGCGCGGACCGAAAGCAAACAATAACGGCAGGATCATTCTAAGCGTTCGGCAAGCGGCGGAGATCATGGGCGTAGGCATCAACACTGCAGCGCGGGCTTTCCATGATCTGCAAGCCAAGGGGTTTCTGGTGGTCAAACGTCACGCGCAACTTGGCGTCAAGGGACAAGCTACATCACCGGAGTTCGAGCTAACGGAAATCGCTTTGCCGGGTGAAGGCTCCAGGCCGAGGCGTCTTTATGCCGACTGGAAACCCGGCGGCGACTTCCCGGTACAAAAAGCGGCAGTTCACAACCCGCGCGGCCTTTGTCGAAAGCAAAACCCTGTCATCAATTTAGTGACGGCACGTAACCAAAATGGTGACGCCTGACAAATCGGCGTCACCATATTAGTGACAGGGCGTCATCAAATCGGTGACGAAAACTGACTGTTGAACAGTCATCCGTTCACCAAATCAGTGACATCCTTAGTTACCATGCGATGTAATCACTATTCATCTGAATTACTTTGGGCGTGGTCTTTGAACAACACCAACGCGTTCTATTTGCATGTCGTCATGCGGCAGGACAATGTCGAGGGAAAAGGACAGCCGTGATATTGTCTCACTGCTCATTTTGCCTTTTCCACCGAGTGACGCTTCGACGACAAAGATGGATCCTTTTACACCTGCGCCTCCTTCACCTATCTTAGAAGCTGAAAGTGCTACGTCGAAATTGAGTGTCGTTCTGGGGGCGACAAATCTTCCTACCATTTTGTCAGTATGTGTTCCTGGATTAGCCATTCCTCCAATTGGTTTAAGCTTTTCGTCAGCAATCTGTATGGCTTCAGCTATCTCTGAGATAGAATTGCTAATGAAGTCTTTCAGGTCCATAGGTTATTCTCCCGATCAAGGCATTGGAATGCTTCCCCGCCTAGTTGCGCAGTATCTTTTCAGAAGCGCTCCCACGAGCACCACATTACAGTCTGCGGCAGAAGCATTGCTTCAATCTACGGTGAACTGCAACACAGCTGTTAGATAACGTGAGGCATTGATAATCTAGGTAAGTAATGCTGACTTTGGTATGATGGTTTCAATGATGCTTAGAGGCGGAAATGAAGCTGTTATCCCGCACCCCGACCACCATGGCCGCACCCGTTGACGCCACCGACATGGCCGATCACCTGCGGATCACCAGCACCGAGGCGGCGAGCGCAATGCGGTTCGCTGATGTCGCGGGGCAGGAGCTGGAGCAATACATCCCCATTGCCTTGCTGGATCAGGAGATCGACGCACAGGGCCAGCCGGACGCGCGCGGCGTGGCGTTCCTGCCGATCGGGCCAGCACCATCACAGACACCCACCGTCGAGACGCTGGACGGCACGGCACTGCCGCACCTGTTCACCCCCGGACGCAACCCGCTGGTGACACTGGACGCGCCACACGAGGGCGAGATCCGCGTCACCTATCAGGCGGGCTATGGGCCGGACACCACCGACATACCGGCGGACCTGCAGCACGCCACACTCGACCAAGCCTTGAGGCTGTACGACATGCGCGGCGACACCGATGCACCCGCCACACCAGCACCAGCCTTTGCACGGATAGCGGCACGCTACAGGCGCGTAGGGATCGGCGGCTGACAATGGTCGCAGCAACACGCCATCGCACCACACGGGCCGCTCTGGGGCGCTGTGAGGCTGAAATAACCTTTATGCCGGGACTTTGCTGCACAACTGTAACCGGTTGCCAACTGTTCTTTTCTCTGTCCCGAAAAATCCGGGGGAGATCCTGATGGCGCGCGGTAGCAAAGACGCGCGGGCCGCGATCACCTACCTGTCCAAGCTGACGGTTCCCGAGGGCCGCAAGGCGGGCAAGCCTCTGCGTCTGGCAGGGTTTCAACGGGACTTCATCAAGGGCGCGTTCGCAAAGGATGTCGCGGTCGGCATCTTGAGCATCGGGCGCGGCAACTCGAAAACCGCGACGGCATCCGGGCTGGCGCTGGCGCACCTTGTCGGAGAGGTCGCACCCCAACCCAAGCGCGAGATCATATTCGCGGCACGCAATCGGGATCAGGCGCGCACGGCGTTCGGGTTTCTGGTCGGGTTCATCGAGGGCCTGCCCGAGGATGAGCAAGAGCAATTCACCATCCGGCGCGGATCCCGGCTTGAGGTCGAGACCGACATCAACGGCGGCGGGCTGGCGCGTGTGATCCCCGCCGATGGTCGGTCTATTCTTGGCGGGGCACCGACGCTGGCCATTCTCGACGAGCGGGCCGCATGGGAAAGAGAAAAAGGCGACAATTTAGAAAACGCCATCCTGTCCGGGCTGGGCAAGCGCGATGGCAAGGCGCTTATCATCTCGACGAGCGCACCCGACGACACCAACACATTCAGCCGGTGGATGGATGAGCCACCCCCCGGCAGCTACGTTCAAGAGCATCGCCCGGAGCCGGGACTGCCCCCGGATGATCTGGAAAGCCTGCTGATCGCCAACCCCGGCGCGCGGCAGGGCATTGGCAGCACCCCGGCATGGCTACAGGCGCAGGCCAAGCGGGCCATTGCGCGCGGCGGATCGGCCCTGTCGAGCTTCCGAAACCTTAACCGCAACGAGCGCGTGGCCACCGATGATCGGTCGGTTCTGGTCACGATCGACGAGTGGATGCAGGCCGAGGCTGACACCCTGCCCCCGCGCGACGGTCCTGTGGTTCTGGGCGTGGATCTGGGCGGCAGTCGCAGCATGTCGGCAGCGTCGGCATACTGGCCAGCGTCCGGGCGTCTGGAGAGCATCGCAGCCTTTCCATGCAACCCCGGCTTGGCCGATCGTGGTCAAAGCGACGGCGTGAGCGGGCGCTATCAGGAAATGGAGGGGCGCGGCGAGCTGCGCACCATGGGCGACACCGTGGTGCCCCTTGGCGCGTTCATCTCGGAGGTCGCGGGCCTTCTGAACGGGCAGACCCCGGCGGCAATCGTGGGCGATCGGTTCCGACATGCGGAGTTCGTCGAGGCGCTGCGCAAGGCGTCACTGGATCGTGTTCCTTGTGTCTGGCGCGGCATGGGCTGGCGCGATGGGTCCGAGGATGTCGAGCGATTCCGGCGCGCGCTGTTCGAGGGTAAGATCCACACCGCCCCGTCGCTGCTGCTGCGGTCGGCGTTCGCGGACGCCATCACCGTGGTGGACGTGTCCGGCAATCACAAGCTGGCAAAGGCACGATCGACGGGCCGGATCGACGCGGCGGCGGCAACGGTTCTGGCCGTGGCGCAGGGCATCCGGATGTCCGTCACCCCCGAGAAAAGCACAAGGATGGAGTGGGCATGAGGCGCGGCATTGCATCCGCCATGGATCGACAAATCCAGTTCCAGCGGGCCACCGAAACCGAAGATGCGTTCGGCGGATCGAGCCTTGTCTGGTCCGATATTGGCGACGTGATCCCGGCGCTGCGTGAGGACGTGTCCGATACGCAAAAGGTCCAGGCGGGCGTGTTCCGCGAGCGGTCCCTGATCCGATTTCAGGTGCGATCGAGTGAGTTCACCCGAGGCATCACCGCCGATGACCGGATCCAGCACGAGGGCCATCTGTACGGCATCAACGGCATCAAGGAGCCGCAACGCGGTCAGCGTCGGCAGCTGCTGGAGTTCTCATGCGAAGGGCCGTTGACATGACCGCGCGTCCGGGCCGGTGGGCACTGGTGCACCGGAGGTGGCAACCCGTTCGGCACGCTGTTCTGGAGCGCGACGGCTGGCAATGTCAGCACTGCCCGTCCCGGCGGCGGCTGGAGGTGCACCACAAGCTGCGCGTGGCCGATCGACCCGATCTGGCGTTCGATCCGTCGAATTGCCTGACGCTCTGCGCACCCTGTCACACCATCGAAACCAACAAGGAGCTGGGCAACAAACCCAACCCTGAGCGCGCCGCATGGCGCAAAGCAGTGGCCGAGCTGGTCACGAAACCATCGAGCAAAGGAGTTCAAAATGCTTGATTCTGTGAAGATCCAGCGGCGGCAATCCGAGATCCGCCAATCGCTGGCCGAGCTGGTCGGGAAAGATACCCCGTCCGAAGATG